TAGCGACTTCTGATCTCTTCGACTTGTTTCCGTGTTAGTTTTCTGTTGCCATTCTTTTCTCCGCTGTGCGCCTTAGACATCTTTGCTCTAGTTTCCTTAGAAACAAAACGCCCTTTACCTGCTTCGCTTATCTTATTCCTTGTTTCTTTAGAAACGAATTTCCCTTTATGAATTTTACTCATTCTTTCCCTTGATTTTTTTGACCGCATACGTTCGGCATTTTTGGGATTCGGCTTTCCTTTTCTTGCCTTGGTGTAATTCTTTCTTTGTTCAGAAGACCACTTGCTACCAAGCCCATTTCTGGCATTTGGGAAAATGTTATAAGAAGGATTTTTGATGTCTATATAATGTTGCTCTCTCTCGATTAGCCGAGATTTCTCGCATCGCTCAATAATCCTGAATTCAAAACTATCAGCCCCGTATTTATTCCACGCTCTCTGTAAATAAAGAGAATGATGTTTTTTATTATTTAGATCACTTTTATGTCCTCGCCATCTACTTAAAATATTCACAGACGACCCTATATAATTGTGGCCGTTTACAGTGTTTACTATCTCATAGATGCCGCTAATCTGGCCCATTACTTCTTACTCCGCTCCCTGGCGTACCGGTCGTAAATGCCTTCGGAAACCAGCAACTCCTTATACCAGGCCAATACAGAGGGTGTCATCCCTTCGGTCTCTTTTTTGACCTCTGGCTTGTTCAGTATCTCTTCCATGATTTCATCGTCAATGACTGTCTCTTTGTTTGCGCTCACGGTCACGCTCCTTTTTGGCTTTTTCAAGTAATTCGTCGAAACGATCGGCCGACTCCATTTCCTCAACGCTCATGGTCTGGGTTTGCTCGACCTCGAAAATGGATCCCATTTCCCGGATTGCCTGTCTCTCTTCTTTGGTTAATTTCCCGTCGGCCTTGCGTTTCCGCAGGCTGATGAGGCGAACAAAGAAGGTGTCCTCACCCAAATCCATGAACAGGTAAAGAAATTTCCACCAGTGCAGATAATCGACGGTCTCAAGGTCAATGCCGTGCGTCTGGCGGAAGGCCGAAAAAATGAACTGAGCATCCTGCTCAAACGAGTAAATCCGATGTTTGCCGCCGGCATCTCTTTCGTCTTCGCTCTGCCCGCCGCCGTCCAGAAAATTCAGCCCTAACTCCAAAGCCTTTTCGGTGTTCTCAGGCGGCTCAGGGTAGAGCAGCGTCAGCATGACGGAGACTTTTTCGGCCTGCGCCAGATCAGGGTCTTCAAACGCCAGAATGATCCGCAGACAGGTCCGGAAGTCCGTGTCCAGCTTGTATTCCTGGCCGTCGATTCGTACCGAGGTTGGCAGCCGCTCAATCAGGACGTTCGGCAAGGCGACCTCCTTCAGGATGTGCTTTTCGCGGCCTTTGCAGCCTTTTCTTGCTCGATCTGCCGGCGTTTCTCGATCACGTCCTTGGTGTACTTGCCCGTTTTTTTCTTTCTGACCTTTGTAATATAAGGCATAACACCATCAAAAAAATCCTCGATCATGATGAGAGAGCGATGTTCTCCGAAGGCCTTCTCGCTCGTTCCTGAACCAAATAGCTTATCAATCTCTTCACATACGGAATCGCACGCCTCACGCCTCAATGTAGCAACTTCTGGCGCGATCTCTGGAACGTCAAATTCATCAACGGCGTCATTCTCTATCAGTTTGTCGCCCCGCGCGCTGAATTCGTCAAGCCTCACCTTTAATGTGCTGTAAACGGCGTAAAACTTCTCCGCAAACAGTGCATCATCCGGAACGAATGTGATCACCCGCTCCGGGTCATCGTTGATTGCCAGACGGACAACGCCGCCAATTTTCAGGCTATCCATTGCGCTCCTTTTGGTTAGGCAGGAGTGGGCGTGAAGGCTAGGGTGCTCACGTTGAAATCGCCGTCCACGGCATCACCGGTGATGTTGATTGTGAAGCTGATCTTTCCGCTTGCGCCACCTTCGCCGCCGAAGCTGTCAATTTGGATACTGCAGGGCCATTTTGTGGCGGGATAGCTAGTGCCGGCGGTGTCGGGCGTTTCATACTTACGCACTTCGACGATGTCTGATTCTGCGGCCGCCAAAACGGCAGGGCCAGCCTGTCGCAGGCTATCAATAAAATCATAGGCATCGTCGCCTGGATAAACAGATTGTTCAACCGGAATTGAGGGTGCGTAGCTTTCAGTTTGTACGTTGACCGTGTCCTGATGAATGTACGGCTCTGTAACCGTGTTGGGGTTATAGTTCATCGTCAACGCAGTAATGCCAGCCCCCAACAGTTCATAGGTTTCCGCGGTTTCATCCGGCGTTGAATTAAGAAAATGTGCAATCGTCGAACGTTTTACTTTACTCATTTTGGTGCTCCTTTACTTCTTCATGTTCTTCCGCTTTTTTCGGAAGCCAATTTTTAGCCTTATCTTTTGGGATGACCTCTTCTGGCACGTAAGTGTTTTCGCTGATATTGAGCAGTTTCACCCTGTGCTTTTTGAGGCCGGCCACAAGTTGTTGATATCCTTCAAAAATGTCCTTCAGGGCCGCGTCTTCCGGCATGCCCTCGTCCGCACCCCAAAAATGACCTCTGGCGTTGTGGGGCTTATGTTCCATCCCAATAATGAGGATGGTCTTCGCTCCCATGAAATAGGCCAGCTTGATCGCCACGTGCATGACGTTGCGATAATTGACCTCAGAATTTTCAATGTCTTCTTGCCACAGGTTCTCACCACGATGATAGAGCCGTCCCACGCGTCCCTTGAAGCGGTAAAATTCTTTTCCGCGCCACCGTATCAATTTCGGCTTTGGTGTGAATTTTGGAGTGGTCTCAAATTTCTTATAAACATCTTCTCCGAATTCGTGCCACACCCGTCTATCTACGGTCACATAATAGTCCGGAGACCATCCCTCATAAAGATGGATCGTGTTCATGCCAATAGAGGGGTAATCAAAATCCTCTGGTGGGGTCAGGTGAAGATTTTCACCATTCCCAACAATAAGCATGGTCTCGCCTTTGTGAATGTCTTTGAATTTCGATATTTCCATTAAGCCTCCTTCTCGTATACAAGCCGCGCCTGTATCTGGTACACACCGGTATCTGACTCGCCCTGTTCATACAAATAAGCCCAGCCCAGCGCCTCTATTGCTATTGGTGTTAGTCCAGTGTCAAGCGTAGGGAAAACGCCTGCTTCTGTTTGTGCGTCCAGCCAGTCCGCAAAGGCCTCATAAAATCCAACGGACTCCAGACGCTCAAGATTGTCAGCGGTACTTTCTGCGCTCTGAAATGCAAACGGGTAAGCCATGACCGCGCCGCCATTGATATAAGATTCGATGACGCGTTCGCCTGCCAACGGGATTATTGCATATTCTATCGGCGTTTCACCCAAATAGTTCACCCATACTGGGGCATTATCGGCAAGATTATCGTAGGCTTTGATGTAATTCCTCAGCGCGGTTATGATTGTCATTGGGTGCTCCTCATGATTCTTCTTGCACCAGACACAACCTTACCTTTCCAAACTTGCTTTCCGCGAGCGAACCAGAACGGACCACGCAAAGGGCCTGTTTGGGACCCTGGCTTCCTGTGGCTGTAATACTGATGCCTGGCATAAGGTGCAATCCATTTAACCGTTCCGCTCCCAATTTCTGTTCCCAAATCGCCGGATTTAATTAGGAATCCGGTCAGCAATGGTGTAAAAGGTTCGCTCAGTCTGAGAACTTCGGAGTCAACAAATACCTGAACTTTCCTGTATCGCTTCGTCCATCGTGAGCCGAAATTCGGATTCCATTCAAGAACAGCTTTGCCGCCTCGAACGGACAGCTTCCCGCGTGGTGTTTTAATGGTGGGATACTTCACTTTGCGGCAACCTCCCAGCGGTTCAAGAATTGACTTCCGCCGTCCTTCAGGTCAACGGATGATATTCTTAGAACATCATCGTATTTTGCCTTCAGGTCGGTAATAGTAAAGGCAGAACTTATTTCGTCTTCTACAAGTCCCTTGACGATATAGTCTTCAACCTGGATTGTCCATTTCCCTGTTTTCGTTGTCAGCGCCTGCCATTCAGCAGGGGGGAGATAATTCGCACCGCGTGAAACTGGAATGACAATCTTAGCGGCGTCAGCAGCGATGTTTCCGCCGGTAGCCAGCACGTTAGCGCCTTTGCGGCTGTCCCATTCAATATCCTCAATCTGTGCTCGTTGATAGGCTTCGACACCATCCACAATGTGTTTGTTGTAGATGGTGCAGCCGCTGTTAATGTTCATGAAGTCGAATGCATCTCCAACTACCGCGGTCATTCTAGCGCGTTCCGTTGTAGATAAGTCGCGCATCAATTAGCCTCCGGCAGGTTCAGTATCCAGGGTAAGTCGTTGTTGTCTTCCTTCGGGTCCTTAATAAGGGTCGCCGTGGATGGCATCCGCCGCGCTCGATGGTATCTGCATTGTTTCATGTATTGTTCGTAGACCTGGGAACGCTTATAAGACCCGACCTTGTCTTCTGAGAAGTCAAAATCCTGTGCTGGTGCGGCAGCCTTTTCTTCCCAGATGTCAGCAGCCGCGGCATGGAGATCGTAGGTCGGAATCCAGTTAGTATTAATTACCTGCTCAGGTGGTGAAGAACTTGACAGCGTATAGGGATATTCTCCCTGCTCATCGATGTGCGGATATTTTTCAATATAAGACGCAATCATCTCATCGCTGTAATTATCCACCGATGGTTCGGCGGTCATCCTGCGCACCTGAGCAATTTGTGCAGCGGTAGCAGTCATATTAAGTCCTTTGGAGAGGTTCCCCTCTCCAAATAATTATGCTGTCAAAACAGCAAACGGATAGCGTGTAGCTTCTGTCTCGTTCATCCGATTAATAGGATTCGGCAGCGCAAAGCCTAAGCGCATCACACCGCGTAAGGCAACCATATCCTGCTGGAACAGGTTATAAACGATAGCACCTGTTGCATCTTGAATAACGGCTTGCTCTGCAACACTCCAGGTGATGTCCTGTCGCATCGAAAAAGCTAATTGCGACCACATACCCGAAATCAGCAGCGATTGAGCAGCATCAATGCTTCCGTCATCTGGGAAGTTAATCGGGGTGCCGTCAAGCGAATACTGTGTCGAATTCTGCATATTGGGCTTGAAAATTGGCTGCAGGCTGGTGTCGCGCACATTGCGCAGCTTACCCTTCATTGAGATGTGGGCCATGTTTCCGGTCACAGCAAAGCCGTCTGCTTCTGTGAGCATGAATAATCCAGGGGTGCCTACACCACTGGTTTCATTAACGTTCTCGCCAAGAATGGCTTCATAAAGATCGGTATAATCCGCGGCGCTAACGACATGGCTTGCGGCTGTTGCACCTGCAACAATACCCGCAGCCCCAAGATTGGTCGTCCAGGAGGCAGGAATGTTGGTGCCGTAAAGCACAGCCTGGGTGATTGCCTTCGAAAATGCTCTCAGCAATTCAGGCTTGACTTGTGCCCAGATGTCATAATCGCTATCATCTAACACTGCCTGTGGAATGGGCACGATAACGGCCAGTTCCTCGGCAGAAATATATTTATTGTCCCAGCTAACATCGCTGGTTTGCTTTAACCCAGTGTCGCCGCTAACAAAATAAGCGGTCGGCAATGCCTGCCAGACTGGCAAGCGGTCCTGAGCTTTGGTCATATTGGGTAGTCGCCGCGCCATTTGCATCAACGGATTGGTTCCGGCTACTTCTGTGAGAAACGCGTCAATCACTTCCTCACCAATTAGCGGGGTGGCGGCGGTGCGGTCAACTAAAGAATTGTAGGGCATGTTTTACTCCTTATTTTTTATTTACCGGCCTGAGAACGGATCCACTCGTTCATACCCTGTCCTTTGGGCTTTTGATCTTTGTTGGTTCCCGCGCCTGGATTAGCATTTGCGGTTCCTGATCCGAACAGCTCCGGTGCAATTTTCTTGATTTCATCCCAGTCTGGATTTCCGCGTTTATCAAATAAATCATCTGCGATTGCCAGTGCATAAGCGACTTTGACGTTTCGGCAGCCAATCTCTGGCTTAATTGCCTCTTCTGCAAACAGCGCTCTCCGCTCTGCAGCTTCTGCTTTGTTGGCCATCTCGGTCAACTGTTTTTCAAGTTCGCTTCCTTTTTCGGCTTTCGGCAGCAGTTCTTTTAACTGGCTTGAAAGCTCCTTCTTGGCATCTCGCTCAGATTGTAGTGCGGATTTCAATCCTGAGACATTAGATTCGTATAGTTCTTTGACCTTATCATCCTGCTCTTCAAGCCAGGCTTCAAAAGTCTGTTTTGCATCCTGCCCCTTGTCCGTCTCGGCGTTCGGGTCAGTGTTATTGCCTGGGTCAGCGGCTCCCCCGCCTTTCCCATCGTCAGCATCGTAAAAAATGTGCGTTCCAAATTGATTGTTTAGCATCTCGCTAATTCCCTTCCGGCATCTCGCCATGTAACAAAAAAGCCACGCAATCGGATTTCTCCGAAAGCGTGACCATTGGTCCCACTTTGATAGGTTGTGTCCCGCCCGGAAGGCGTGGCACTGTAAATGTATTATAACATGTTTCCGCGATTTCGGACGGCGTAAAAAATTATAGCGTGACTAGGCCATTTTATAATAAATCGCTGTACAACAACTTATTATAATTTTACGCCGTCCGGCCATTTATTGATGAGAAAAACCGCAAAGCCTAATCAGGCGCTGGGCTTGCGCCTTTAGGTCGTCAACCTATTTACGACAAGCCATATGAATATTATAATATCGAACACACCTTTTTGTCAATGTATCCTTGAGGGCAAAGCGACACTATCAGTTTAGCTAACCGGGATGGCATTTTATATTTGTTCATCAAATACTGAGTAAAAATATCCCTTGTATATTGTTTGTAGAATATTTCAAGGGCTTTCAGCACTTCGTTGGTAAGCTCTGCCACCCTCTCAAAAAGCTCCGCGATCGCATCACAATACTTCTGTAGTGCATCCTGAAGTTCCCAAATTTGTTCATCTGTAAGCAGATTAACTTCCATCACCACCGCCTTTCTCATAATCAGCGATAATCTTTTTTAGTCTTTCTATTTCTTCCTTTTGCTCCCTTAGTTTTACAAGCCAAACGTTAATAATCCATTTCCTTTTTTCTTTGTATTCCTCTTTGGCTTTTTCTAAATCGGATAGCGCTCTATGATATACGCACAGTACTACACCATCATAATCCTCATTTGCATTCGGTGCGCCACAGACATCACAAGTCATTGTCTTTGGCATGCCGCTCTCCTTTCCCTATTGTAATCATCGATGGTTTCATAAATTTTTTCGTCCATAACAGGGATGGAAAAGCTCTTATCTTTTGCTCTTGCATAAACCTCAAAGATTGTAATGGGGCGTCTAACTATATCAACCTCTATAGGCTCACCACGATACACTATCCAGGCCATTTCATTTTCCTTTCACGTCTCGCTCATACCAGCTAATAAACTGTTTACACAGGCTGTACAACAGTTGTAGGAACGCAGCGAACTCCTTATTCATTATATCTGCTCCCTCACATACTGCCTATTTAATCTTGTCTGCTTCACAAACTCCCGCATGGCTCCCTGCCACTCACGGACCTTGAGGATCGCCTTTGTGTTGTCTAGCCCTCCCGCTTCCAGCGCACCGGCTTGGCGCTTCCACTCTCTGATCTTGCGCTCGATGGCCCTCTGTTTCTGGGTGGCTTCGTAGAAACTGATTTCCTCGCCTTTGTAAGTAACGGTTTTGTTTGCATAGCTCCTGCGATCAGCTTCGGAGTAAGCGTTTTCTGAAATACCTTCGAAAAAAGGATAGTAGTTATGGCGACAATTATGTGTTATAATATTATTAGCAAAATACCAATTACCACTAGTTTCGAGGTTATAAACAGGAATTGAGGAAATATGCTTAATCTTAATGTTGATGATGTTATCAAGCTGTACAATAACGGAATTTCTACCCACACCATTGCTGATAAACATAACTGTTCTGTTCATGCTATCATCAATTGTCTCGAGCGTAATGGGGTTTATGCTGGGACGGATTGGAAATCCTATATCTGGCGTAAATATAGAGTCAAACCCATTGATCTTAAAAGGATGTATGAATCTGGAATGTGGAAAAACGAAATCGCCGAATCTACTGGCATTTCCGAAGGTGCGGTCGGAAAATATCTCGCAAAGCTCGGCATCCCAATTGCAAACAATAGAGCGGATGCTATGAGTAACAGAATTTCCAGAATGACTGATGATGAAATCGCGGCCATGACCGCTCCGGCTCATGAAGCTGTTAGAGGAATGAAACGCACCGACGCCGACCTTGTCAAGCGCGCTAAGGGCAAGGAGCGTGTCGGGAAGATGGTCGGGCAAGCCGAAAAAGACCTTTATGCCCTGTTGATTGATATGGGCCTTTCTCCTATTCCCCAAAAGGCTGTCTGGAAATACAATATCGACTTCATGCTCAACGGAAATATCGCCGTGGAAGTCACCGGAAGAAATAGAAAGCCGTCCAACTGGCCTACTTACCGCGAACGCATCAAATACCTTCTTAATGGTGGGTTCGCTTTGGTTTACGTTTGGGCTAATACCACTTTTCCTATTGAAATTGGAGCGGCTGAATACCTTGTCTCCTTTTGTGAGAAGGCCAGCCGCGACCCATCCGTTTTCGGTAAGTATTGGGTGATTCGGCGTGACGGAAAGCTCATGACCACTGGCGGTATGGATAATAACGACTTCCCCGGAATACTTACGTCTGTATCCGGCACTTATGCGCGGACCTGATACCCTGGTATCTCCTAAAACACAATTTATCCCCATCAATCCCGTAACGGTTCCGTATCCGGTTTCCTGAACAAAATCTGGGTATTTTTTACTTCTCCCGCTCCTAGAAAATATCTTTCCCTGCCATAATTGATGTGTTGGTCTAGCTCCCATATGTGCTGAAGTCTGCACCAAATCAATACCCATCTCATCCATCTGCGCCGTTTTTATCTGACCAACGGTCTGATTTACGCCGGTCAACACAGACCTGCGCATGGCAACATCAAGTTTATCTCGTTTACCAGTAGCCTGATAAATCACATCCAACCCACTCGATCCCACCTCAGTTATGGCGTTTCGGATAGCCGTGTTGTAGTCAAACGCACCGCTGATAACCTGCATGTAGGCCTGGTCGGCGGCCTTGATAAAAGCTTCCTGTCCTGATATAGCTGTGGTCAACGTCAGGTTGCGCATTGATCCCGCCGTTTTGTTGATGCCGCCGACCAGCACCCGGTACATCATTGGGGATAGGTTTAGTGGGGTAGGGTCTAGGCCGGCCGCCTTGTAAATGGCATTGTCAAAGGTAGTGGCTTTCACGCCGGCCTCGCTAAACAACCTGATAAGCTCTTTTTCAGACTGGCCGGTGATGGCAGCGATCTTTTTGATGATGTCCTCGTAAACAAATCCGGCCTCAGACAGCCTTTGCATTTGCCAGGCCGCGGTGGCGGTCGGTGATCCCATTTTTACCAGACGGCGGACAATGTCATCGATAACAGACTGCTGGAACTCTTCATAGAGTTCCAGAATGGAGTCTGGGAGCGAATCAAGATAGTCAGCGGTTAGCATTTATTTAAGCCATTTCCACAAAGGAATACGATCGGTTTTATATTCTTTGCAACTGCATTTTGTACAATGTGCGTCTCCATCGGAATGATTGTGATCCGCCAAACTATGATGGCATCGACCACATCCATAGCGTCTGCCCTTTTTAATTAACTGAATTAAAGCCCTAAACATGGTTCTTCCTGTCGGTCCATTTTTGGTTTATATAATCCTTTTCTTTGCCTACCACCACGAATCCATATGCCATAAAAAGTAACCCGCCAACAAATCCGGGCACAAAGAAGTTGTCCAAAAGTTCTTCGTTCGGAAATTCAATAGTTAACTTATTCATCTTCGCTCTCCGCTTCTTCTTCCTCCGGCTCATTATTTTTTCCGGCACTCATCAACTCTAACAAGTTCCCCTGTTTTTCCTCATTGGTCTTCACAACCTCATCTATCTCGGCCGCCGACCAACCCATCCGCCGCAGTAGAACTTCCAGGGGAATACCGGAGTTGACGCCCATCTCAAGCGTCTCCATCTCCGTTTTTGGCTGCACGCTTTCTACTCGCTCCCAGAGACAGGTCACATCATCGGGCAGCACGGTTATCCCGGAAAGCTGGGCGATAAAGGCCGCAATATCTTGCCACTGAGCCTGGAACTGTTTCTGTCGTTTGGCGCATTTCTTCACCAGCGGGGCCTCCATGGCCAACAAGGCCTCACCGCTCAGATTGGCGCCTGAGGATATAAAGTAGTGTTTTGGCGTCCTGGTGATAATGGCAATGTAATTAGCAATCTTATCCATCGCATCAAGATAGTTTTTTAACTCCGTCGGGGAGAACTCCCCGATCTTACTGTCCTCCCCCTGACCGTCGCCCGCGGGTATCCACCAGATTTCGCCGGGCCGGTTTTTGAGATTGCCCGGGTCAGATTGAGAGATAACATAACGCTGGATAAACGCCCCAAACTCAGCGGCAACCATCATGTCCGAAAACAGCTTGTTGATTGCGTCTTGCTGGCTGAGCACCTTAAAAATCTCACCCGGTGAGGATAGCGCGAAGACCGGAATAACACCGAACGGGTTCGCCTCCTGGCTCTCCAGCGTATAAGACGAGGCCTTGTCGGTATCCGCCTTGCTGGACGCCCAGTGCTCAAGCCGATCGGGATAATAGAGTGTAATCTCGCCCTTTTTATCGCCGCGCTCAAACTTTTTGGCGGCGAACCGCTTTTTGTGGGGATCGGCATCATCGTAAAAAACATGGCACATGCGGGGATCGTTGTAGTACAAAACAACCTCCTCGTTTTGCCTCCAGACGATCACGTAGGACTGCGAGGTTGCCAGGCTGGCCTGGTGCGCCTTATCCGCCTCAATATCAATATGCAGACGGTCGAAAATATCCTTGAGTTTGGCGTCTGTGGCCTCATCCTGCGTGGTAAAGCCGTTAAGCTGGAGCCTGTCTAGCGCGGCATCCACCACAACGCTCATCCAGTTGATCTCAAAATGGGCCTTGATTTTGTCAAACGTTTGCCTAAGCCGCTCGGTGGAATACACTAGGGGCTGCGGGCCGTCGTAGTATTTAAACAGCGTGTCAAGGTCACGCCGCTTACCCTCAATCGTTTCATACGCCAATTCCACGTCAACCCGCGCCGGATCAGCGCCAGCCATCGGGGTAACCAATCCATCTACTTTTTTTGTCTCCAGCATTTTATCCACTCCATGACCGCGCCTGTTGGCGCACTGTAGTTGACACCATATTTGCCATCATAACCGCTTCACCTATATCCGGCGATCGTCCGATCCGCTCTTTGATCTTGTCCTTTGGCTCAATCAGGACGCCCGCCGTAGTGACAGTATACTTTGCAGAGCACAAATCAGCCAGTAGCTCAGTGTCTGGCGGCAGGGCAATGTCATCCCCATAATCGGGGTCAAGCGCGTCCCGCATGCGCCAGTACATCTCTGCCCGCTTGTTACGCATCTTGAGTTTGCCTGACCTGTCACGATAGCCCGACTTTTCCGCGCCCACAAAGGGGTATACACTATCATACATCGGATTGAGACTATCGTAAACAGACGATCCAATCCCGGTTACGTCCACGTTGATATACTGGATCAGACCACCGCCGATAGACTGTCTGACCAACTCGGCAACGGTTGGGCCGTCTTTTGCGATCACGCCGGGCCACGCCATGGGCTCGTCAAACCAGTTGTCATACCTAGCAGCAAGCGCCGTTTTGTCCTGTCCGCCGCGGGAGGGGTCAAGGCCAAACGCTGGGAGCGCCTTTGGCCGCTCCCGCTCCATCCACCGGCGTTGAGCTGCGCGCACCCACTCGGACGGGATGACCTGGAATGGATCTGGTGCCGCGGCGGACTGAAAATCGCCGTTGAGAAACATTGACCGCAGGGGCTCTGGGAGGGACTGCAAAACGGATCGGTAGCGCGGGTCGCTGGATAAGAATGGGTTGTCCTCAAGCTTGGCCGGTATAAACGTCCTCGATCTTGGATAAATCGTCTCGCCTTCGTGCGCAAAAGGCTCCCCATCCTCACACTCGATCTCTTTTCCCGCCACCGTTGCATACCAGCGCAATTCGCCGGCTTTTGCTGGGTGCGGATGATCCCGGTCCACCCACGCACCCCACCTGCGCATAACCCATGACCCATCCTCATCGATAGGGGGGTTGCCGGTGACAACTACCCTAACCCGCTGCCCTGGGATCGTAGTCCGACTCCACCCGCAAATAAACTCGTACTGGGACTCGGTAAACTCGGTAATCTCATCAAATAGCTTATGGTCATGCGGCCGCCCCTGCCACTGTTTTTTATCATCCTCATGCTGTACCGCCCCAAACTCAATGGTACGCTTCCCAATGGCCCATGACCGATCAGCCTTGTTTTCCTTTCCGCGCCCCCCAATCACGTCCCGCATCTGCCGGATGATCTCCTTGAGGTTTGGGTAGACGCGCCGAAAAATCGCGGAGCTATACCCCATCTCTGCTGCCAGCCCGATCAGCAGGCTCGTTTTACCACCCCCGGCCGCTCCGCCGTAAAATAGCTCGTCGGCCCTAGATAGGAGCGCCTGCCACTGAGGCTTACTTTGGGGTATCCACGTCGCCGTCCGCTCCTGTACCCTTGTCAGGTACGCTTTCTCGGATGGCATCAGCGAGTGTAGATATTGCTCTATCAAATCTTCCATCGTTTATTACGCTATTATCCGTTATCTCCGTCTTCTGGTCGATCTTCTGGGTGGGCTTGCCCATGCGCCTATCCATTATCTCTGTTTGGGCTTTTAGTTTTATGTTCTCATTTCTGGAATCAAGCAACTTTGCCAAGCCCTGTGCAGCTTTCTCTAAATTCTCGTCAAGTACGAGCTGTGCCTTTAGCACATTGTCAGTTTTAAAATCCAATGCCCTTTGATTGAGGTCGTCCTTATCACGGTTGCGCAGCCAACCTTTAGACTTTCCAATAATGCGCAAAGCCTCAGCATCACTAGCGGCGTTCGCCCTAGCCTGAACATAATCTATCTCTGTGGTATCTAATCCATCAAAAAAGGTGCTTGATTGGGTCATAATTATGCTTAAAATTGCACTTTATGTGCTTTATTTGGCCTCCGCCTCCATTCGTTCCCAATCATCCAGCGTGTACACGATCACCATAACCGCCTTCATATCCGCTTTCGTGTCGGCCAGCGGCGTTAGGTACTGGTTCGCCCTGATGTCAGACCCAAACTCAAAGCGTGGCGAGCCGTCAGCCATCGTCTTGACTCTCACGATCTCACCCTCAAACACTGCAATCGGGTCAGGCATTACATTTTTGCCAATTCTTCAAAAATCTCACCACGCTCCTCAATAATGTCGTCCATAATCTCGTCAAAACTCTTTTCCCTTAGCGTAAATGTCGTTGTACACGTGCATCCAGGATAGTTCGTGTCATAGGGATGCTTTTTGTGATAATCACAAACATTCGTGTATATGTCAGCCATATAATTTTTTGGGCTATCAATAATCATTCTTCCCTCGCTCTCAAATAATCCTCGCACTCCTGCTCGTCATACTTGCCCGACACCTGGCGCAGCGCAAAGACGATGATCCACGAGGCGAGTACCGCTATAACGATAATGGCTATCCATACGGGAGTCATTGAGTCCTCATGGTATCAACATCTACTGGTGAGGCTATCTCAACCCACTCTTCCCTCGCTTTCGGGGGGTCAGGGAGTTGTTTATCCATGCCCCAAGTATAGCACACATTGCATTTTTCCACAAATCCCCTTTCCCCAAGCCCACAGGACGGCGTCTAAGCGATTTATAGAGGCATACCCATATGTTTATATAGCCGCTTTTCGGCTATTTTCAGCATCTCACCCCCCATATATAGGTCAATATACCCGTTTTCACCGTTTTTCCCCATATATAGGGGTGTGACATTAGTAAAAAGTGTTAAAAACGCAGGTTTCGGGGTCGTTTTCCGTTGCTCTCAAGGCGTCCTGTGGGCTGTCTTGGGAAAACATTCTTAGAACAAAGCGTGGATTCTTAGAACAAAACATTAGAGTTTGCTAAGAGACCCATAAAACACTTGACACATAGCCCATTATCGGCTATACTATATATATCAAGCAAACAGACAGGAGATACGAGATGGAAAACCTAACCCAAGAACAAATTATCGCAATCAAAAAATATTTGACCGCTGTAATTGCACTAGATAAGCATCTGGAAAAGGCATCGATTGGGTACAGACCGCGATTTGTTGATGCAGTAAAGCGGTCAAAGGAAGAACTCGCAAAACTGTTTTCTCAAGACGAGGTTGATTTTTTGACCAGCGCTGCATATAGGCCAGAACTCATTGCACATTTTTTATAAAAATAGCACAAGTCACAAAGTCGGCCCCGCCAGCAGCTATCCGCAAGGAGAATAAAATGAACAAGCTTTTATCAGAAATGCGAAATGGAAAATTTTCAGAGATTTTCAAGAGCGCCTCAGACGCCCAGTTGCTAGATGCAATCAAAGATCTAAAAAAAGATAAGAGGGAAGTGTTTGAATCTATGATTGACGATTGGAGGGACAATAACTCAGAAGAAATGAGCGATCTTGTGATAGATGAAATCGTTTTCGATGAGGCAAGATCAAGCGACATCAATCTCATGGGTGAGTGGACTGCCCTTGTGCACGACGAGAAATGCACATACCAACTCAGCGATAACGGAACGGGAAACATTATTATCAATTATCTGGGAACCAAATAGTACCCCCAGTTATTGAGATCATATTCTAAAGCCTGAATTTTCAAAAGGAGATTGAGATGACAGAATACGAAAAAATTCACGAGATAGACGAAAATTTAGAAACAAACGAACATCTTGCTAAAATTGTAGAATCAATGAAACAGAATGGATGGCGGGGACGGCCTTTACTTGTTGACGGATACACATTGTTCACCGGATGCCACCGATATACGGCCTCAAAAATTGCAGAGATTGAACCGGAACTGCACCAGATGGAAATAACGCTAGACTGGGGTGATGATGACGATTGGATGCTGGGCGATCTTGTAGACGCTAATGACGATCACTCAAAATACCAGTCGATTAAACAACTTTTTGAAGCAGGTTACGTAGACGAAAAATCATACGAATTAATAAAATACGAGTACGATAACACCGGCTGCTAATCAAACACACAGCCCAAACAGACAGGAGATACGAGATGGAAAACCCAACCCAAGAACAAATTATCGCAATCAAAAATATTATGGCAACCAACAAAAAAAATTTGATCATAGACCGTGAATGGGCGAAACAGCAAGGGCTCAGCGATGCAGAGATCACGGAAGCGGAGTATATCGAGTGGGCCTCAATGTTGACGCTAAAGGAGTTAGCCAAGCATCTGGCAAGCCTGCCAGAGGGTGCATACATTCCCGACGAGATTCTTAGATGGCAAATATGGCTCTAGGCAAACCCCGCCCCGCCGGAGGCCTTGTATCCGGCAGGTCTCCACCTGATGCCGGTGGACTGATGAGGCCACGGCAGGCCGAAACCAACTAAAGCCTGAATTTTCAAATTGTGTTTCTGGAAATATACGAATTTTCAAATTGCTGAATTTTCAAATGGGTTTTTGAAAGTCCAAATTTTCAAACCACGAAAGGAACCAACATGTCAGACCTAAAGAAAAACCAGTACCCAACCAGCTTTAACCTATCCACCATCGCCCGCGAGAACCTCGAAACAATCACCCGCATCACGGGCGTTAACAAAACTGCCGCCTTGGAAATGGCTCTTGGACTGCTAGCGACCAAGCTGGAGAAGCCCAACGACGAGCAGGATTGACATTCCGAAAATAACTCAAAGGCCCCCTAGAGCATAGGGGGCTTTTTGATCTGTCGAAATATGCGAATTTTCAAAAGTGCGAATTTTCAATAATTCCTTTGCTCTCCAATGAATTTTTACGTTATGTTGGCGTCCCTCAAACAACCCGGAGCAGGAGCGTTCTACCCTCATTGGTGGGCTATCGACTTATAATTTCGGTTTCCATCCGATGCGATAATTTAGCATAGAGCATAATAATTCCTTTTGTGCTACGATAATACCTTCTGCGGGGTATTTCGTAGTAACGAATAATTCCTTCGGTGAGCCAGCTGAAGGAGTCGAACCTCCGTCTCTTGGGCGCAAGCGCTTGCGTTGACCAATGTTCTACCACTGAACTAGGCTGGCAATAATACCTATGCGCTCCAGCAATGTTTTACGTCTTTTTCACAACCTCTGGTCATGAGGGGTGTTGTCTCCCCTTACTGGTGGGGTATTGCTATCGGGCGACCAACCCCTATCGCGCAACGCTTTCGCAAACAGCGCATATCTACTAATAATTCCTTCGGTGGGGCGCATCGCAAGCATTGTGCCCGCTGGTCAACCAGTAGCCGACCGCGCCCCACCTTGAAAGGAGAAGAGATGAAACCTAATGTAATTCTGGGTGAGCATCCCACAATAGTTCAACCTTCTGCTCAAGCGATAATTCCGGTTCGGGGTGTGGAACGGGGATCAGAACCTTATTAATGACGGTCCAGCGGGTGCGCCCACTTATCCAGCGTTCATCACCAATCTTGTAAATATCATCGGCCGTCTTTTCTGTGGCAATATATTCTTCACCAGAATAGGCATAGCCCACAACACGAGACGACAGCAAGTTTGTCTCGTGAATAGCCATGCTTCCATTCAATACGATTTTATAAGTTCCGTTCCATTCCATATCTGGCATTTCTGGTTCCTCATATTCTCCAAAAGATGTATCAACAATCGCATCCCACAACTCAGGGAAACGAGACCGGGGATAGCGCCATTCCCAAAAGCTGATCGCATCAAGACCCAATTCATCGGCGCGTTCAATAAAATCAATAATGTCCTGTGGCTTTGCTACCCACCCTGCATTTGTGTAGGCCGATCCGGTTGGCATGATGGGACGCTGGATATATTCCGGATCCGTGAATAATGCAATGCACCGGTCAAGCTGACTCGCCGCCGTGCCGTCCGCCTGCTCCCAGTAAACCTGGGGCATGTTCACGTCGCAATATTGCAAGAACTCATTCCAGGGAAACTCTGGGTGATAGTCTGGGTAGCGATAAGACGATAAGCCAATAAATTCGTCTGGAAGATGCTTACGGAGTTCTATGCAGAACGCCCTTGCTTGCGATGGCCTGTTTTTATATTCATGTTCTGCATTAATCAGGTAGCCATCGTAAGAGTATTTTAGATATTCTGTTGCCGCAACTTGCGCCTCCAAAACCGGGGAATTGCCATAAACGTAGGACCAAGCAATGACTTTAATTTCTGCCGCATGACACTTGTCAACAAACTCTTCCAAATATGGGGCGTTCAGGTCATACGACTTTGTACCATTGGTAATTTTCGGCATTAGGAAGGTCAGCTGCGCCTCTTTAGCGCGTGCGATAATAGCGTCAACGTCTCCCCCCTCGCAATCTGGGATAACCCAGGTAAACATGCCCTTTCCGGACAGATCAATCATCATTTTTCGCATCCTCTCTATCTTCGACTTCTTCCTGCCAGACCTCCAGGTCTATGATGCGGCCGCGGTTGGCAACGCTCTCACCCTCGATAACATCAATGCGATCACTAATATCTCTTAGGAGCGCCAAGATTTTCTCAAAATATGTCAGCGTATTGGACGCCATCATTTCGGCGCCTCTTTTATTCCGTTCACGTCTATCCCATATTTCCGCATCAGTTCCTCAAGCTCTTTAATCCGCTTCTGCAATTTCTCAATAATTCCATCCTTGACCTTTTCATTCGCCTGCAGTTTTTCTATCTCGAGATTCAATCGGCCATTTTCGGCGGTGATTTCTTTGATGGTCACGTCCCTCCCTTTGATGTCCGATCTAAGACTGTCGATTTCTTTTCCCTGAGCAATAATTTCTTTTCCCTGATCGCCCACGCGCGTCTCAAGTCGCTCAAATTCCTTGTGCCAAAACTCCTGGACATTGAGGTCTTTGCTGGATCTATTTATGCCTCGACCGGACAACCAATCAATGATCGCCACGCCAATGCCGCCAGTCAAGATCAATCCTATGTATTTAAGGGCTTCCACTATTTGCTCTGGGTTCATGATGCGTTAGGGGCCAGCTTTCACTGGCCCCAATTGTAATTATTCTCCAGACAGATCGGCGCCAACTTTGTAGATGCCGGTTGCGGCAAGCCCAACTGCCAAGCCATAAACCGCAGCCTCAAACCAAAAGCGCCACCCAGTCATTGCGGCCGGATCTGCCATATAGGCCCAGTACAAAACCCCAAAACCCACGCCCAACAAAATCGCGAACACTTCAACGCCAACCCCAGACCAGCCCAGCCTCGTCTTGAAAAATTGAACCAGCCCAATCACCACTGCCATTAAAGGAATCCCAGCAATAACAGCATCCTGAAAGTTGATAGCCATAAGACGACCTCCATACACTCATGATTTAGTATTCACGCTAATTATAACAGAGATTTTCCGATAAAGCAATTAGTCAACAATCTTAACAATGATCGTTTCCTCGCCGGCATGATGGCTTTCTTCCCATTCCAGCGCCAGGCATTCGGCGCCCTAGAGCGTTGTTCTCTCGCCCAAAAGGAACGGGCGACGACTGTCATCGATAAATCGAAGCCGTGGTCCCGGTTCCCCCAAATGGATCTAAAACCAAATCGCCGGGATGGGTAAACGCCAAGATTACCCTTTGGGTTATATCGAGGCTTGTCTGTCCTGGGTGATTGTATGTCTTCTCCCGGTAAAAATATCCCATGCCCGGAACCTGCACATTCCACCAATGGTCCTGCGTTTTGATTAGCGGCTTGCTCGGGACCAGCAGGGGAATATACTGATGGATAAAACCCTTATCGCAAGGAATCCTCGCTTTCCTTTGGTCTGCAATACCAACGGCACTTCATCCCCAAATAGCCTTCTGCTACTGGCATTTGTTCTTCAACCAGCTCAATGTCGTCGATTGAGAGTTTGGGGTGTTCGGCCAAATATACTGCAACAAAGTTATCCTTTGCTGTTGTAAAAGGTTTCGCCGGGGCCTGTCCGTGAATAGGACAGCCAGCCAGATTATATCGGTGATTACATTTTTCGCAGTAATAATACTGGTCGCCTGTTGCCATTTCAATATCCTTTCAATTCCTGTTTTCCTTTTTTCGCTGTAGCATTAGCCGCATCGTGAAACTCTTTTGGATATTTTCTAAAAAAAGAGATGCAGACACAAAAGCAGGCGGATTCGTTTCCAGCCCCATTAATAAATTCTCCCGTTCCAGCACATCGTGGGCAATTAACCAGCGGGTCAAATTTGATTTTATGTTCGGGATATTTT